GGCCGACACTTCGTAAGTATTACAAATGTCATCCTCTCGTCCAAACGGATAACTCATATCTGTCTTATGTTGCTGGTCATACGTCGAATGATATCGATCGTAGACCGAAACCTCCTCCCGAGAGCCTATTGCAGGCTCAAACCTCCATTCCGCTTCAGAAGCGGTATCGGCAGGCTATCGGGCACTACGTGGTTGAGCAGACGCTCAATGAGTGGTGTGATGGCTCGTATGTTGATTACGAGCGCGAGGATTATTATCCTATCATCGCGACTGGCGCTGAACTCGATGGATTTCCCAGTACTAACTGGGCCCAGGAAGTTCGACTCCGTATTAAGGACCTATCTGTTAATCTCGGTACTTCACTTGTTGAATACCGTGAGACAGCAGATATGTTCCAGGAGTTTGCCAGAGGCGTGCGGAACGCCTATCGTAGTTACCGTAAGATACGGAAGGGCCGCCTAGCATATGATCTATGCTCAGTGGCTTCTGCCCATCTTACAAATACATACGGTGTAACACCATTGGCCCAAACTTTAGCTGATGGGATCGGACGCTTGAATAACAGGCTCGAACGGGATATTACCCGCCGAGTCGTGGTTACTAGCCGAGATTCCGACAGTTTTCGTTTTGACCGTGATAATGGTGTGGAGTACAACTGTAGGCGAACCAAGTCGCAAAGGGCAATAGTATACGTGAAGCTCAAGCCACAGAACGTAGTACACGGTCTGTCACTTAATGACTTCACGTTAGGGAATGCTCCCGAACTATTGTGGGAGAAAGTTCCATTCTCCTTCGTCGTCGATTGGGGCACCGATGTGGGCAGCTATCTGTCCGCTCTCGATGCTTTGAAAGACGTCGAATCCCTCTTCGGGACCTTAACGACTAAACGTCGGTATAGCCATAAGTCCATTCGTGGACCTGGCGGGGCACGTATTACCCACCCGGAGATCATGAAATATCATGATCATGAACGGGAGGTGATAACGACCATACCGATGCCACGCTTACCTACGTTCAGTCCCAGCAAGTCCTACCGCAGGATTGCTAATGGACTGAGCCTCTTGGTAGGCATAAATAAACGCTGCAAACCGAGCCAGCGATGGTATCGGTCCCTGTAGTATCCTCCTGTGGGTTTTCCCACAACAACATAGTGCTATTGCACTGGAGATTGTGAAATGCCTGACATTTCCACTTTGACCCTAAAAGACTGGGCCGACGCGGATGTGGTGTACAGTCCGCAAGATGGTGACCCCAAATTATCCGTTTGGAACCGCGAGCAGGCTTCGCCTCTCGATGTCCCTATGGCTAACCGGGAAGTCACTATCGCCTTCAAAGACGCGACCAATGGTCGAACCACGCGCAAGACTACGGCGCGGATCAACCACCCAAATGTCATCGTTGATGGCACTTCGGGCGCATACTCTTTGACGGGGACTAACCGCTCTGTCGTGGACGTAATCTTTTCACAGGACGCCACTCTAGCCGATCGCCAACAGATGTTGGCTGAGCTAAAATCACTCGTTTCGAGTGCTGAGTTCGAGTCCTATGTTGAAGATGGCAAACCCTACTTCTAAGGGCCGGTTTACGGCCGTTAGTGCAGGTGTAGCCCAGGTACTGTGTGCGATAGTCCAACTCTTTCGAGAATGGCTATCGCGTAAGTAACAGTTCCCGTCCGTTCATTTAAGAGAGGTACGCTATGACCACGAGTTTTGCTTATGGCCATCATTCAGGGTTTAACCTTGAATGCTCTACCACGCATGCCTTATGTGAGGTAATCGACTCACCTAGGAGCCTTACGGTTTCCCTCCTCATCAAATATGGTGAATGGGAGCAATACATGGACCTTCCAATCGATGCCGATCACTATAACAACGCCAGCGATTTCGCTGACGATTATCTAGTGACGGAAATCATGAGGAAGTCCGTGAATTTGCCCTTGGGGATAGATAAAACGCAGAAGGCACTCGACTCCTTTTGGGAGTCCGAGCGACGTTGTGCATTGACTAACTCTAGCTTATGGTCCGAAAAACCAGATTGGTTTCAAGACTTTAAGTATCAAGTTAGGTCTGTCCTCGGGTACCTGAGCAAGAAGGATCTCCGATTCGTCGAAGATAGCTTCAGGTTCGGTCCCGGGGCCACAACGGGAGTGCGTGGGTCTGGTTCAGTCAAATCAGATAAATTCGATGAAGAAATTCATCTGACCGAGGGACTTATTCCCTTTTACCGTACTATCCTTGGAGAATCTTGGTGGGATACCAAGAAGGCTCCAGTGGTAGTATTAGGGAGTAAGTTCACTACCGTTCCGAAGAACGCCAAAACTGACCGTGGCATCTGCGTTGAACCCACTCTGAACAGTTTCGTTCAGCTTGGTATCGGCGCCCTGCTACGTAATCGGTTGAAACGAGCTTCGATCGATCTAAATGATCAAGGTCGAAATCAGAGTTTTGCTCGTCGGGCATGGGTTGACGGTCTCTGTACCGTTGATTTAAGTCAGGCTAGTGACTCTGTTTCTTGGTCTTTAGTTTCTGAGGTTTTACCTCCTCGTTGGTTTCGATTATTGAACCTGGCGAGGTCGCCTTTTGTTGAGGTAGGTGAAGCCACCCATGAACTGCAGAAATTCAGTTCTATGGGTAATGGGTACACTTTTGAGCTTGAGTCACTCCTTTTTCTTGGAGTCATTCGAGCTTTTGTACCCGAAGAATATTGGTCGGACGTAACTGTTTATGGGGATGATCTTATCTTTCCCCGACAGTACGCTGGATCAATAATCGATGCTTTGAACTACCTAGGGTTCAAGGTGAACGAGTCGAAGAGTTTCTTGGCAGGAAACTTCTTCGAATCATGCGGTACTGACTGGTTCATGGGTGTGAACGTTCGACCGTTCTACCTCCGTGAAGACGATGATGTAAGGGGAACACCTTACCCCCTACACATCGCCAACCAATTGCGCCTTTGGACGGCGCGTTGGTCCGATGGTCAGTACAGTGACTCACGGTTTAAAGCTTTATGGGAGCGTTTGCTTACCATAATCCCTTATCCGTGGCGGAAGTGTTATGTGCCACCAGCGTTGGGAAACGCCGGTATCATTGACAACACTCCGCGAGGCCCTCGATGTAAATACATCGAGAATACCTTCGTCACTAAGTTCATTATTTTAGTACCCATCCGTCGTCGCAAGAGGACGGTAGGGCACTTTGTAATGAAACTCGCGCAGCGGAG